TCGGTTGCCGCCCTGGTCGTTCAAAACAATACCATTCCGACCGGTACTCATTCCGCAGTTCACGCCGAGGGTGGCGGTAGTGTCGTCCGTCAGACTGCCGTTGTATCCATCGAAGCCTGCCGCTCCAACGCAAGGCGTAAAACTTCCGGCAGCTCTTTGCCACGAGCGGAAGCCCTCCGCAGAATACCCAGACAAGCCTTCTGACTCAAATAGTATTTTTCCGGCACTTCCGCCTGCAAGATCTGCGACAAGGTAGATGCGGCGTCTTCGCTGGGGAACTCCCCAGTATTGCGCGTCAAGAGTTCGGTACGCAACGCTCCATCCGTCTCCCATGTAAAGGTCGGCGTAGGGCCATCGTGCTTTTTCAGGCATAGGCACCTGGGCATTCGGCTCGACGATGCCGATGACCGCTTCGAGGACGGCTTTGAAGTCCTCGCCCTTGTTCGAGGAGAAGGCGCCGGGGACATTCTCCCATACGATGTATCTTGGATAGCTGCCACCTGTGGCACACCTCATTTCTTTGATGATTCGGACGGCTTCATAAAAAAGGCTTGAACGCTTTCCGTCCAAGCCGTCTCTTCGGCCAGCCACGCTCATGTCCTGGCACGGGCTGCCGAAGGTGATAATATCCACAGGCTCGATCCTGCCGCCGTCCATAGCGGAGATATTCCCGTAGTGCTTCATAAAAGGCAGGCGCTTGGTGGTCACCCGAATGGGAAACGGCTCAATTTCCGATGCCCACACAGGAGTGATACCGGCAAGCAGTCCCCCCAATGGAAAACCCCCGGAGCCGTCAAACAGGCTTCCGAGGGTCAAAGCCTTATTCATCATGGGGCGCTACCTCACTGTACTTGTATTCTTTCCCATCCCGCAGAACGCTGACCTTTTCATCCGAGCCGACCTGCTCGATGTACCGTTTTACGATGACGTCGCAGAACTTCTCATCCAGTTCGATGGCATAGCAGATGCGGTCGGTCTGCTCACAGGCAATGAGCGTAGAACCGGAGCCGCCGAAGGGGTCGAGCACCACGGAGTTTGCCATAGAGCTGTTCTGAATGGGATAGGCAAGCAGCGGAATCGGCTTCATGGTAGGATGGTCGCCGTTTTTCTTGGGCTTGTCGAACTCCCAGATGGTGGACTCTTTGCGCCCGGTGTACCACTGGTGCTTGCCTTTCTTCTTCCAGCCGTAGAGGCACGGCTCGTGCTGCCACTGGTACGGGGAGCGTCCCAGCACCAGGGACTGCTTCTTCCAGATACAGCAGCCGGAGAGATAGAACCCAGCAGCGTCAAAAGCCTTTCGGAAGTTCAGCCCCTCAGTGTCGGCGTGGAACACATAGATGGAGGCATCGTCCGCCATGACCTTCTCCATATTGGAAAAGGCATCGAAGAGGAAGTCGAAAAACTTCTCCGATGCCATGTTGTCGTTTTTGATTTTCCCGGCACTGCCCTCGTAGTTCACATTGTAGGGCGGGTCGGTAATAACGAGGTTCGCCTTGCGGCCGTCCATGAGTGCGGTGTAGGTTTCCTCTTTTGTACTGTCACCGCAGATGAGCCGGTGCCGCCCCAGCGTCCAGATGTCACCGGACTTCGTGAAGGTCGGCTTTTGCAGCTCGGCATCCACATCGAAATCATCCTCCTGAACATCCTTTCCGTCTTCGAACAGCTTTGACAGCTCCTTTTCGTCAAAGCCGGTGAGGAGCGGGTCGAAGTCCGCCGCCTGTAAAGACTCGATCTCCACACGCAGAAGCTCCTCGTCCCAGCCTGCGTCCATCGCCATACGGTTATCGGCAATGATGTAGGCTTTTTTCTGCGCTTCGGTGAGGTGGTCGGCAAAGACGCACGGCACCTCAGAGATGCCTTCCTCCTTGGCGGCAAGAATACGACCGTGACCGGCAATAACGCCATAGTCACGGTCGATGATGACGGGATTGATGAAGCCGAACTCCCGCAGCGAGGAGCGGAGCTTATTGATCTGCTCCGGGCTGTGTGTCCGGGCGTTGTTGACATACGGCACCAGCTTCGTAATGGGAACGAGCTGCATTTCGGTCGTTGTTTTCATCAGACAAGCCCCCATTCCGCAAACTTCTCAAAGCCGCCGACAGAGCGGATATAGTTGCGGGCGATCTCCACGATCTTCTCATACGGTCTGCCATCGACGGCATCGTCCCCGATGGCGCAGCAGAGCGTCACAGGCTTGCCGGTTTCCTGTGCTTTGAGGAAAGCATAGATATTCACGGACACATCCGCCTTGGATAGGTCTTTGCCGTGCAGGCCGCCGCCTGTCACCGAGTCGGCCATATCCGAGCCGAGCTTGCGGTTGGTAGCGCCGGTGTCCACATCAGTGCCGCCTGTCCAGTCGCCCAGCGGGTTGATCTCCGCATCGGGATACAGCTCTCGGAGCGCATCCGAAGGTGCATTGCTCTGACAGAGGATGAGCCGGTCACCATCCAGAATGTACTTCCCGTCATAGGGATACACGGAGAAAATATTCCGTGCAATCTGCGAGAGCTTTTTCTGTTCCCCGGTCACGGGCATTCCCTTGAAGATGCCGTTATCTCCGCAGCGGACGCCGTCTGCCTGGTTATCGGCAAGGTGACCGTCCTGCGGCACTTCCACATAGTCCACGGCGAGGTTTCCGGCAATGCGGTGAACGGCGGCGGTGATTTCCTCTATCGGAATACTCACCGAAGCCTCCGCAATGATGTGGCACGCACCGTGACCGATGAGGACTTCCACGGCAATGCGAGGATTCGCTTCTTTTCTGTATGCCAGGTCGACAAGCGCCCCGGCAATTCTGTCCGCCACCTTATCCGGGTGGCAGGGATTTACTTTTTCAAACATGGTGTTACCCCTTTCTCGCACGGAGCAGGCGTTCCATGAGGTCATCCTGTGGCGTTGACTCGCCGTATTCCGTGCTGCAGTTTTCTTTCACGATCTGGAAGATCTCATTCCAGAGCCGAACCGCCTGGTTCATGTAGTTGATGCCGATGTTGATAAACGGGGACGGGATCGGCTTTCCCGTGGTGGGGTGCTTGGAGAGGAAACCCATGCGGTTGGTCATTTCCTCGCACTGCACCCAACGAGCGGAACACATGGCGTATCGCTCCAGGAGCTGCGGCGACACCTTTGCGGCACAGCCAATGCCTTTGAGCCACTGCCAGGTTTCCGTATAAATTTCCTGCGCCTGCAGGACGCTGCCGTCCCGCTGCTCGGCGGAAAGAAAATCATGGGGCTTTGGCATTTCAACACCCTCGACTTCGGGAATGTCCAGCACTTCAAGTTTTTTGCCGCCGGGATTACCGTTTTCGGCTTTGTCCTTGACTGCGGATTTTTTCCTTCCCGCACCGGGTCTTGCACCGCCGCGCCCGCCTGTGTTATTCGATTTTGTGGGCATCCGAGTTCACCTCCCTTAATTACCCTTTTGATTTCGCCTTTTTCGCGCACGTGACCCCGGGCCGTTGCCCAACCGAAAAGGTCCCGGAGATTTTCATCCCCCTACCGGTCGCCGAGGTCGTGGTGGATCTTGGTGTGGCAGGACTGACACAGACTCATGAGGTTGTCTCTTGCGTGAGTGCCACCCTTGGAAACAGGCAGGATGTGGTGAACTTCCTGTACCGGGGTCAGCCGACCTTCCTTAAGGCACATCTCACAGAGGGGATGCTCTGCCGCATAGCGGTCACGGATGCGTTTCCACGCTCTGCCGTACTTGCGATTGACATCGGCGCTGCGCTCGTATTTGTCGTACTTGCGGCGTTCCACCACACGGTGTTGTTCACAAAACTGTCCTTCACAGAGGTTGGGACAGCCGGGATGAGAGCAGGGTCGCAACGGTTTCTTCGGCATCGTTTCACCTCCTTGGGCATGAGAAAAGCCCCACGGGATTGCTCCCATGAGGCTGTCCTCGATTCTTTTTCGCTGATTATATCATAGCATAATGGCGAGGTGGGCATCTACCGACAAAGGCGGGTATTTCCGGCGTCTTTCAGATCCGAATCGGGTCATCGGGTACAACTACCGCCGAAAGCGCAGCCTTGTGCCATCTGCGGATGGTGCTTTCGTCTGCGTTCAGTTCTCCGCCAATCTGCTCCCAGGTCATGTTGTGGATGTAGCGGTAGCGGAGAACCATGCGCTCGTTGACATTGGCAACGGTGTCCACGGTCGTGCGGATCTGCCGCTTCAAGTCAACGAGGGTGTCAATCTCACTGTTGACCACTTTTTCAAGGTCCATGATCTTTTCCAGGCACCGCACGAAGGGCGCATCCGTGTTGCGAGAGGTCTGCACTTTTTCCTCCCAGGACGGCGAGGAGATACCGCAGGCCATTTCCCGCAGGCGGGTGATCTCCGCAATGTTGGAATCGATACGCTGGTCGAGGCGGTATGCCTGACTGAGATATTCCTTTGCCGTCATACGCCGTACACCTCCCGGTGTAGTTTTTCAATCAGCACCTCACCGTCCAGAGAAGTAAGCGTCTGAAACCAGCCGGAGCGGAAAAACCGCTCACAATCCTTTCTGACGGATTCGGCATCCTTGTCCCAGGGGTATTTCTTCAAACGGCGCAGCGCACGGCGATGGTCTTTCGCTGCCGCCAGAATAATAGCGTTTGCGAGGTTCGTATAACAGGTTTCCATTCTCATCCCTCCAAGTTGGCCTTGACCGCATCGATGAGTGCGGTCTGGGTCTTTTCTTTTTTACGGAGCGCAGTCATGATGCGCTCGTCGATGGTGTCTTTGGCAATAATGTGGTGAATGACCACGGTATCGGCGGTCTGTCCCTGTCGCCACAGTCGGGCGTTGGTCTGCTGGTAAAGCTCCAGCGACCAGGTCAGCCCAAACCAGATGAGGGTCGAGCCGCCTGCCTGCAGGTTCAGCCCATGACCGGCAGAAGCCGGGTGGATGAGTGCCACGGGCAGCTCACCGCCGTTCCATCTGCGGATGCTGTCGGAATCGTCCAGCAGACTGAACGGGATGTGTCGTTTGTGGAGCCGCTCGGAGATGCGCTCCAGGTCGTGCTTGAACCAGTACGCCACAAGGACGGGTTTCCCATTTGCGGCTTCGATGAGATCCTCCAGCATATCCAGCTTGCGGTCGTGTATCTGAAACACACGCTTGTCCTCTCCGTAGACTGCTCCGTTTGCCATCTGGGAGAGCTTATTCGCAAGTGCTGCGGCGTTCCCGGCATCGATTTCTTCGCCTTTCAGCGAGATAACCAGGTCTTGTTTCATGGCATCGTAGGCTTTGCGCTCTGTTTCGGATAGCGTCACAATGGCGTCATTATGAACGCACTCTGGCATATCCAAATGGTCGACGGCTTTCATGGAGATGGCGATGTCGGAGATGACATCGTATATCTGTCCCTCCGCACCGGGCAGCGGCTTGTAGCTGAACACCACCTGTCCGTTGCGCTTGTCCGGGCGGAAGAAGGTGTTGCGGTAATGGGTGATGAACCGACCGAGCCGCTTGCCCATATCGAGGATGCGAAACTCCGCCCACAGATCCATAAGACCGTTGCTGCTTGGCGTGCCGGTCAGGCCCACGATGCGCTTGATGCCGGGACGGACTTTCAGAAGAGTTCTGAACCGCTTTGCCTGATAGCTCTTGAAGGAGGACAGCTCATCGATGACCACCATGTCGTAGTCGAAAGGGATGCCGCTCTCCTCAATGAGCCACTGGACATTCTCCCGGTTGATGATGTACACGCTGACCCGCTGCCGGAGTGCCGCCTTGCGCTCTGCTTCTGTACCGACAGCCACCGAGTAGGTCAGCCCATGCAGATGATCCCACTTGTGGATTTCCGCAGGCCATGTATCTCTGGCGACACGCAGCGGAGCGATGACCAGCACCTTGCGAACCAGAAAACTGTCGAGGCAAAGGTCGAAGATGGCGGAAAGCGTGATGATGCTCTTACCAAGACCCATGTCGAGGAATACAGCGGAGATTGGATGCTCCAGGATGAAGTTCGTGGCATACGCCTGGTAGTCATGCGCCTTGTATTTCACTGAGTATCCCTCCAATCTGTTCGGGGCTATCGATGCAGTACACCGAAAAGCCGAGTGCTTCTAACTGCCTTTTTCGCCTTACTTGCAGAGGGCGGAGTGTTTTGCCCGGTGCTTTCAACTCAATGAAGGCAATTCTGCCGCCGGGCAGGAGTACCAGACGGTCCGGTACTCCATCAAGGCCGGGGCTTGTAAACTTCGGTGCAAGACCGCCTTTTGTGCGTACAGCCTGCACCAGCTTTGCTTCTATCGTTTTCTCACGCATAATGACCTCCTGTGTTCTCAAAACCCGAAAAGTCCTTTACGTGCGCAAATGCGGGTATTGCGTGCTTGTTGCTCTTTATTCCTTCTTCTTTCGATATATAAGAAAGGTTAGGAACACAGGAACAAGACCGCCTGTTTTCTTTGGTACTTATGGGCCGCCGCCGTTCCCATGAGGTGTTCCCATAAATGTGCCGAGCGGGTATGCTTCTCCCCGGAACCTGTTCCGAAGAATGTCGGGTACAGTCATTTTCATTAGGAACACTCCTTGGGAACAAAGACATACTGCGGACCGTAGAGCGGGATACGCACCTTGCTGTCCAGCCGCTTCCAGCCAAGACGGGCAAGGATGGCGGTCAGCTCGTTGCTGTCCGTTCTGCGGATATTGGCACGTTCCTTGCCGAAGCACTCGCACCAAACCTCCATGTTGGACACCTGGGTGCGCTTGACCGTACCATGCTTTTGGGTATCGCCGAAGTCGCTGCCTGTGAGGAAGTTGCGGCGCTCGAAGATGTCCATGCCGTCCCAATCCTCCGGGAGCAGCGTGTCGAGATACAGCCGGACAAGCCCTTCACGCTCGTCGGACTCCATCGCCTCCCGCTGTTCAGCCTTGGACAGTGCTTCCAACTCGGCACTCAGATAGAGCTTCTCGCCCTGCTTCACATACACCAGCGTTTCCGCCCAGATCTGGCAGATGAGCTCCGGGGTCAGATCCCAGGAGTGCTTGATGCCCGTACCAGGCGTCTTGACCGGCCAGAAGCGGCGGTTTCCGGTGGTGTCCCGCAGATAGCCGGACTCGGCGTTGGTGGTGCCGAAGAACACGCACTGGCGCAGATGCGGCGTCGCCCGTTTGCCGAATGCCGCACGGTAAATGTCGTTCTGACGGGAGAGGAAGGAACGCAGCGTTTCCACCTCGGCCTTCTTCAGACCTGCCAGTTCGCCGATCTCCAAGATCCAGTACCCCTGCAATTTCTCTGCAGCGGTCTTATCCTTGGTGTCGCCCAGGTTCAGACTGTCCGAAAACCACTCTCCGGCCAACTTGGCAATAAGGGTACTTTTGCCCACACCCTGAGGACCGTTCAGCACCAGCATGGAGTCAAATTTGCAGCCGGGATACAGCACACGCTTGATGGCAGCGCAGAGGGTCTTCCGGGTGACAGCTCGGACATACTCGTTATCGTCTGCACCGAGGTAGTCGATGAGCAGCGTGTCCACACGGGGAACCTTGTCCCACTCCGGCAGATTTTCAATGAACTCCCGAATGGGATGGTAGGAGCGGTCGTCCGTGACCTTCGCCACGGCGATGTCATAGTTTCTTGCAGAAAAGGTGCCGTAGTGGGAATCCACATAGCTGATAAGCTGGGCATCATCCGCATCCCGCCAGAATTTCGAGGGGTGCCGCCAAGGCACATCGCCCTTGATCTCCATGCCGTCCAGAAGCTGATTGAACACCAGCGGTTTCAGAAGCGGGTCGTTCATGAGGATTACGGTGAGGTTCTGCAGCGTGTTTTTTACCTTGCCGGCCTTGTCCAGCTCCAAGGCTTTCTGCCAGTCCTCGTCGGAGAACTCCTCGTTTGCCTGGGCTTTGCGCTCCTCGGCAAACACCGCTTTGACTTTCTCGTCCTTAAGGGCAAAATCCGACATTGCTTGGAAGGACGGCAGTTTACTGGGCGCGGTATCCGGGGCGCACTTATCGTCCAGGTCACGGAAGCGGTGCAGTCGCACCAGGTCAAAAGCATTCAGCAGCCGACCGCAGACCGGGTCGGTGGCATGGTGGCTGTATGCGAACTTGCCATCGTAGACGATGACACCGGCAGACGAATCGGCGGGGATATAGTCGTAACGGCCGTTCATCGCAGACTGCGCATACACTTCCGAGAGAAAGGCATCGATGGCTTCCTCCACGGTATAGGCTCGGCAGAAAGCACCCACCACACCCGGCTTTGTCAGCGGGTCGGCCTGCTGGGCGATGCTGTGCTGCACCACCTCGGACTGGCGGCTGGAAACCGGCCAGGTGGAGGCGTCGTGCCAATCATCGTAGTGGGAAAGGTACTCATCTGGGTCAAGCTCTGCACCGTCCTGCACCTTGTAGAAAAACTCGCCGTTAGAGGAGGTGGAAGGCCAGTACATGAGCCGGGATGCCTCGTAAGTGGTATCGTCAAATAGGTCGATACCGATCTCCTTTGCCACCATGCGGGCGACTGCCGGATATTCCTCCTCACTGATTTCCCGCTTCAGCGGAATGAGCAAACGAAGGCGGGGATGCTCCGGCGTGTGTTTATGGGTGGAATAGACGCAGCACTTGAAATCGTGGAACAGCGTAATTTCATCCCAGATATCCGGGGTGCCGTAGTCCATATCCAGCGTGAGCAGAGAGCGGCACAGCACCATGCCGTTTTTGCGGCGACCTTCCCGGAGATGCCCTCCGACAAAACCGCCCACATCCTTGATGCCGTCCTGCTGACCCTTTTTCAGCTTGCGGTATTCTTCGACCGTATCGGTGGTGCGGATGGTACTGCCGCAGCGGGCGCAGAGATCCGCCCAGGAGATGTCCTGGTTCTTCCACTTTTTATCCATGCGGCTATTGCCGACTGCGATCTTCATCTGTGTACCTCCTCACAGTTTTCGGTAAAGTAACGGATAAGCTGACCTTTTCGTTTTGCTTTCTCGATCTCGATGCTCATGCCGCTGGTGATTTTCTCTCCAAACACCCACAGCTCGGCGCATTTGGAGAGTAGAACGATGTCCATGAACAGTGCCAAGTCACGCTCCCTGCGGTCATTGTCATTCATGAATTGGGTGAAATAGATGTGCGGTGCGATGGGTACGCACCCTGCTTCCACGGCGAAGCGGCAGTAAGTACGGGCGTTCTCCTGGTTCTTCAACATATCCCCGGCCAGCGGAGAGCAGATATACACCACAGGACGGAAGGCTCGAAGTGCCTTGGCTTCCTGCTCGATCTTTGTCAGTGCCTCGTAGGCAGTGGGGTCGTAATACCCCTCGCAATTAAATTTATTGACTCCCATTTGGGTCACCTCAGTCTTTCTTATAAAAATCGCAGACATAGCCGTCTGCTCGGAGCAGCAGCCCCGATGCCCAAGTGGGCGTTTGCCCCATGACGGAGCAGATATTCTCCAAAGAAGTATCCGGCGGTGCTTCGATGACCGCTTCATCGTGGACGTGCATGACGATGCGGTACCCGGCAGCATTCAGCCGGAGCATAGCTTCCGCAAGAATGTCCCTTGCCGTTGCCTGGACGATGTTCTCCACGAACTTGGGTCCGTAGCTTTCCAGCCGCAGCCACTTTTTCTGTTCGCCGACACCTTCATAGGTAACAGACTCATTGCCGAAGCGGTTCAGACCCATTTTCGGCTTCACATACACGAGCCGTCTGCCGGAAGGCAGCACCACGAACATCATGCCGCTCTGATAATAGAAGCGAATGCCGTGTGTTTCTGTGGTAGTTCGCTCTCGGACGCAGGTTGAAGCTGCTTTGTCCACATCCCACCAGAACTTTGTAATATGGGGGTTGGACAGACGCCAGGCATCCACCAGCGGTTTCAGTTCTTCTTCCTGTAAGCCGTAGTTCAGTGCGCCCATTGCTTTCAGCGCACCCACGGAGCCGCCGTAGCCAAGAGCCAGCTCGGCAATTTTGCCTTTCTGCCGCAGATGCCCGTTCACACCGTGCTTTTCCACGGGGACATGGAACATCTGCGAAGCGGAAGCGCAGTAAATGTCGCCGCCGTTTGCAAAAACCTCCTGCCGCCAATGTTCCCCAGCGATCCATGCGATGACCCTCGCCTCGATGGCGGAGAAGTCTGCCACATAAAAGCGGCAGCCGGGTTTCGGCACAAAGGCGGTGCGGATAAGCTCGGACAGTACCAGCGGTACGGAATCATAGAGCATTTCCACGGCATCCGTATTGCCACTGCGGACCAGTGCCCGTGCGGTGTCCAGATCCGGCAGATGGTTCTGCGGCAGGTTCTGCACCTGGATGAGCCGACCGGCATAGCGTCCGGTGCGGTTGGCCCCGTAAAACTGGATAAGCCCTCTGGCACGGTCATCCGAGCCGACCACCGTCTGCATAGCTGTGTATTTCTTGACGCTGCTCTTGGCAAGCTCCTGCCGCAGGGAGAGGGCATGTTCGATTTCTCCGTCCGCTTTTTCAAGCATTTCTGCCACGGCGGCTTTGGAGAGTGAATCCGCCTCCACGCCTTTTTCGGCAAGCCACGCCTTGAGCTGCACCGGACTGTTTGGGTTATCCAAGCTGGTGACGGAGCGAGCCTGCTCCATGTGCGTCCGCTTGAAGCGTTCATCACAGCTAATTGCCTGGGTGACAAGAGTGCGGTCAAGCATAATGCCCCTGTCGTTTATCTGCTGATCGAGGGTGTAGTTGCGCCACTCGGATTCCGTGACTGGGAACTTGGAGAGCTTCTGCTGGATGGACATTTCCGTTTCTACATCCCGGAGGTTGTAGGCTTTGAACAGCGACCATTTCTCCGGCGCATCTGTCGGATAATGTCGAATAAGCGAACCGTCTCTTGCTTTTGCTGGAGTGCAGAAATAACGGATGAGGTCTTTGCCTTCTTTGAGCTTCTGCTTTTCGAGGCCCAGCACGGCACCGACGCCTTCCAGTGAAAGAGGAAGTCCAAGCGTCGCTGCCCAGACCATCGTGCAGTGCCAGGAGGACGGGTCGAGATATTGCCCGGTCGGGTACCCGAGATAGCGGGACAGACACACACGCTCGAACTGTGCGTTGAATGCCCATTTGGTCACGGCAGGGTCAGTCAGCGCAGAGCAGACAGCGGCAGGAAGCGTTTCTCCGGCAGTCAGATCCACGATCTTCACCGGAGCACCGTCCGCCGAATAGCCGAAAAGCAAGACCTCAAAGTCTGGAGCTTCGGCATAGCGGTACACGCCGCATTTGGTGAGGTTCTCGGAGGAGAATGTCTCAATATCGATGCTAAGTGTTTTCATACGCATTCCTTCCTACGGAATATGGGTGGCAGAGGTCAATTTCTGCCACCCACAGAGCCGTCTGGGGTTACTTGAATTCCTTCATGCGCTTCTCGTGGTATTCCAGGTCACGGGAAGCCTGTTCCTTCTCACGCTTTTCACGCTTGTGGTCATTGCTGATGCCCTGCACCAGCCACACGAAGAAACCGATGCTGAGGCAGACCCAGATGCCAAGGAGGGCGGTTACCAGGATGTTCTGAATCAGTTCCATTGTGTTGCACTCCTTTCTCAGGACAGGAAGTCGTCGTCCAGGTCGGTGGCGAAATCGTCAGCCGCAGAGGACTTGCCGCCAAGAGGCTCACCGTCACGAACCTTCTGGATGTTGCCAAGACCACAGGCGATGCCGCGGTTGCCGTTGGAGTTGAAGGCGTAGAAGTTGACGGACACTCTGGCATAGCAGCCGGAATACACCTCGGAGCGATCGAGGATCGGCTGGACGCTGCGGTCCACGATCTGGGGTGCGGTGGTGCTGTTGGCGTTTACGAAGAAGCTGTTCTTGTAGGCTTCATCGTCACGCTCAGTATCGCCGTCACGGAGCGGGAGCTTCAGAGCCGCCTTGTTGGGGATCTTCCCGCCAAACTTGGCGACGCCCTCCTTGATGGCAGCGTCCACGGCGGCGTTGATGGCGTCGAGGGTCTGCTTGTCGGATTTCGGGATAATGAGGGATACGGAATACTTGGGGTTGCTGCCGTTGATGGAGGCAGGCTCCCACACATTTGCATAGGACAGGCGGACAACGCCGGTCACAACTTTGGTCGAATTCATCTTGTTAGCCATAATTACAGTTCTCCTTTATAGTCGGTAAAGTCTTGTTTTGCACCCGTGGTCGTAATAGCCGGACGCCGGTCGGATGCGGGAACGAGCGTCGGCTTTCCTTTGGGCTTGACGACCAGACCGCCGAGCACCTCGGCAAAGGTCTTTTTGCCCATGAGCTTCTCCATCTCGGTGATGGGAATGAGGGACTTCTTGAAGATGTCGGTATACCCGGCCGCACGGGCAGCAGCGACAACGGCATCCTCGTCGGTGTACTTGCGATTGGTGCGGCTCTCCACCAGCTTGTAGCCGGGCCACTGTTTTCCGTGGTTGACCGCTGCGTCCTGGGCGTAGGCCATGAGCTCATTTGCCCATTTGGTAAGGTCCTCCAGCTTGCTGAGAATGTCGCCGATCTCCGCATCGGAAAGCAGAGGCGGCCGGGCAAACTCGTATTTGGCAAGTTGGAGCTTGGCATCGGCTCTGGCTCGGCACTTGACCGCCGCCTTGCAGAATTGGCACCAGCTTCCGGGGCAGTATTCACCTTCGCCTTTGAAGGCAAGCTCGGCCTTGGGTTTCAGTGTCTTTTCTGCCCAATCCCGAAGCTCGGCAACGGAAATGACCCAGGTGCTGACATTCTCCCGGCGGGGCTGGTAGATGGTCATAGAAACTGTCTCAATGTCGTAGAGACAATCGAAGATACGGAGCGCACCGAGAGCGTACAACATCATCTGAGGATTCTCTTCGGCATTCACCAACACGCCCTGGCCGTACTTCAGATCGATAATGTGGAGGAGCTTGTCTGCCACGATGAGGCAGTCGCCGGTGCCGAAGCCGTCCGGCACATAGCAGGAGAAGTCCAGCCGCTGCTCAATGAGCACCTTGGGGTCCGGGCAGTCCTGCCGGGCTTCCTCGATGGCTTCCAGAACGAATTCCAGGTAGCCGTCCGTGTACATCTCCATTTCGTCGGAGTCGTACTTGCTGACCGGGCGGGTGGAGCGCATCTTCAGCGCCTTGCGGAGCTTGTGTTCCGCAAGCGCATGAGCGGCGGTGCCTTCGGCTGCTGCTTCCGTTTCTCTGTCCTCGAACTCCAATTCCAACCTTGCGGATGGATTGCAGTGGAGCCAGCGGTGGGAGGAAGAGGCCGAGAGGACTGCGTGACGATTAGGGGGCATCTTTCAGCACCTCCACATCCTTGAGCAGTGCCTCGTAGTGCTTGGGGTCGATGCCGGAGAGCTTCGGAGCGCCGTACTTTTTGAGGAGCGCCTGGATCTCGGCCGTGAATCCGGCTCGGCTCTTTTCACCGAGGACTGCTCGGACTTCTTCCAGCGTCAGTTCCTTCTTGGGAGCGGGTGCAGGCGTCTTCGCCTCTGCATCGACAGTCGGCTCATTCTGCAGCATGGCATCTGCCACAGCCTGAACGCTGTCCGCCAGAGAGCGAAGATCCTCGACCACATCGAGCAGGAGCTTGACCTTACTCATGTACACCACCTCCCATCGGAACTTCGGTGATGGCAATGGACTCGACCGAGTTGCCGGGAACCACGACCATGACCTTCTGCTTGGGACCCAGAAGCAGGGTGAAGAGCTTTTCTCGGATGCTGACCGTTCTGCAAGCAACTACGCCGCCGTTTCTGGGCTTGTCTGAAACACGGATATTCAAGTTGTGTCTCATACGGGGTTACCGTCCTTTCCGGAGGGCTTGTATTTTGTTGCCTTCCGGTGTACCCAGAAAAATCGTGGATTTGTCAGGGTGTCTGGCGGAAAATTTTCAAAAACTTTTTTCTGCCTGCCTCGATGGACTCGGAAACAGACTGAAAGCTGGCCTCTTCGATGGCAGCGATTTCCCGCAGGGTCTTGCCGTTTGCGTACAGTCGAAGCCGGCGCTGCTGGGTGGCAGTCAAATGCGAGAAGGCTTCTCGGATACGAGCGGTCTGTTCTGCCGAATCATCCTCTACGGCATATTCGTCGCAAGCACCGTACTCCTCGCCCTCGTAGTCGATGGCGTCGTAGGAGTAGCAATGGTAGCGATGACGCTCGTCCTGCGCGTGCTCCGCCTTACGGCTGTCGATGATGACGGCACCGATTTCGTCAGAAACCTCGACCTCCGTCACTGTTCCGTCCAAGAATGCGTATTTGATTTTCATAAAAAAGTCCTCCGTTTTGATTTCTCGAAACGGAGGACTTTGGGCGCTGCCGCAAAATGGGTGTGAAAAACCAACCGCAGTCCAAACGGAAACCTCCGTTTCGGTCTGCAGCAAACCCGCTCAAAAGGCAGCTACATTATTTACTTGTGCCGCCGGATACCGTTGAGCCATCAGCGATCAAGTGATGCGGTATCCGACGGTGAGCAGTTTTCTGTCTTGCTCAGGACGATTCGCTTTAGCCGAGGTCGGCTTCGATTGCATACAGGTCGCTAAAGACATCAGGCAGGTCACTCGGATTCAAATCTTCAACGCTATGTGCACCATATCTTTTGAAAACAGAATCAACTACTGCTTGACCAACTTGGGCGCTGACAGTAGCAGCGGTGTTCTCAATGTTGATAATCCAATTACGACGTTCGGATTTTGTCACTGCTTGTCCCTCCTTTTCATATCAGCGTCCCAATCCAGACAGAAAGCTGTGATTTTGTGGCAAGTAGGCACTGGATCATTCATGGCCGGTGAATATACCTCTTTGCCGTTGGCGGCCCCCTCTTAAAAGTGAGTTATCGTTGGTTTATGTGAATTAACACCTTGAAAGCGTTGATTTTTTCATATTTTCATGCTATAATGAAATGTAAAAATCATTTAGAAACGTTTTAGAGGACTTTTGAATCCTCGGAACCGTCTCCGCAGGCATTTCCCAACCGCCATTTATATGATACTTGGGCAAATTTGCGGTTGGAATATAGTGCGGCGAAGGGTCTCAAGGTTCTTTGGTTCTTTTTGATGGTTCTTTTTAGAAGGCGGTGAATTAATGGTATTTTCGGAGTTTTGCGAGGTCGGGCAACCGAACTGGTTTTCCTGCTCGTCACAGGCGCAATATTTGAAAGGACTGTTTAGGGCGGCTGGAATTACCCGTGAATATTCCGATGATTATTTGAAGGCGGTCTATAGTGGCACAACTAAGAGTCTCAACAGCAATATGAAGAAACATTTTCCGAAGCCGGTTGATGAATCTAAAATAGCGGACTATTACGAAAAGCATATAAAAGATGAGTTTGTGGCCGCATTGTGCGATGCCTTTGCTATTCCTGCGAATTTGGAGAAAAACAAAAAGCTATTAAGTATTGCGATGGCTCGACAGGTTGCGGTGTTTATAGGCAGCAAAGATGACACCGTTGACTGTATTGTTGCGAGTGCATATGAGAATGCAGTTGTATCCGAGGCTGTAGCTCGCTACGAGATTCCAAAGCGCCTTTATGACGGTGATGATCTGTGGGTAGAACAATACGACAGGTGTCACGCAGTCGGATGCTATCAGAAATTCACTCACCAATGGAGCATACAGAATCGAGGCCGATGCCTGTGGAGCGGAAGAAAATTGGTTTGCACCAATCAAAATGAGATCAAGCCTCAATTCGCACCGCTCACAATAGACATTCCGGAAACAAAACCTCAAGAATTTATAAAAATAACCACGGGAGCGGACTCCCGTGGCATTGAAGGCTCTTATAACTGCGTGTGGGAAATGCAGGATTCTAACGGAAATAATTGCTTTCCAGACAGCAGACTCGTATTCGACTTTACTATTAGTGTTACATTCAAAGCTTAAGGTCAGGAGGAAAACAAGTGGCTGAAAATAATGTGAATATTGAAAAGTGGTCTACCCTTAAAGAAGTACAGGAATATCTCGGCGTTGGCAGAGAGACGATTCTTGCCTGGATCGCTAAAAGAAATATGCCTGCGTACAAGGTGGGCAGGCTGTGGAAGTTCAAACTGTCAGAGGTAGATGATTGGATTCGCTCCGGCGGCGCAGCCGACGATAAAGCAGAGAACGCCGGCTAAGACCGTTTTATTGTGCAGCGAATTTGATATGATAATAGTGGCTCACTATAGAGCGAAAGGAAACGAAGAAATATGGACAATCAGGTGCATAATCAAATAGTTAGTTTTATATGGGGCATCGCAGACGATTGCCTGCGAGATGTGTATGTGCGCGGTAAATACCGTGATGTGATTCTGCCGATGACGGTCATCCGTCGTTTGGATGCTCTTTTGGAGGACAGTAAAGAGGCTGTCCTGGATATGAAGAAAAAGTTGGACGCGGCAGGTATCGATAACCAGTGGCCTGCGCTGTGCAATGTAGCAGGACAGGCTTTTTGCAATGCGTCTCCGTTCCGTCTGCGCGACCTTACCAGCCGTGCGAAGAAGCAGACATTGAAAACGGATTTTGAAGCATATCTTGACGGTTTTTCTCCGAATGTGCAGGAGATTCTGGAGAAGTTCAAGTTCCGCAATCAGATTGACACCATGATCGAGGCAGATATCCTCGGTGCAGTCATTGAAAAATTTATATCTTCGGATATTAACCTCAGTCCAAACCCGGTGTACAAAGACGAAGAAAAGACCATTCTCAAGCATCCCGGTCTGGACAACCACGGCATGGGTACGATTTTCGAGGAACTGATCCGTAAGTTCAACGAGGAGAACAACGAGGAAGCCGGCGAACACTGGACGCCCCGTGATGTTGTTGAGCTGATGGCAGACCTTATCTTTATGCCGATTGCGGATCAGATCAAGGACGCTACTTACTCCTGCTATGATGGGGCCTGCGGAACGGGTGGTATGCTCACCGTTGCACAAGATCGGCTTATGACACTGGCGGCACGGCGCGGCAAAAATGTTTCTATCCACCTTTTTGGGCAGGAGATCAACCCGGAAACCTATGCCATCTGCAAAGCGGATATGTTACTCAAAGGTGACGGCGACCAGGCAGAACATATCAGTTACGGCTCAACGCTGTCCTTGGACGGCAACGCCACCCGGCAGTTTGACTTCATGCTCTCAAATCCGCCTTATGGCAAGAGCTGGAAAACCGA